CTGAGTTCCAAGACGAAGCACCAATGAATCCCTTTGACTTTTGGGATGGTGCTAACTTCAAACTTAAGATTCGTCAGGTAGAAGGTTACAGAAACTATGACAAGTCTGAGTTTGCGGCTCCAAGTGCTGTATCAGATGATGATGCTGCTATTGAAGCTATTTGGACACAACAGCATTCACTTGCTAAAATTGTAGACCCTAGCAACTTCAAGTCATATGACGAATTGAAGAAGAAGTTAGACTTTGTATTGGGTAACAGTGCCAAGGTAGGCACAGCAGAAAGTATTTCTAGTCAGACCGGAGATGCTGCTGATGACAATTACATGGAAAAGGTAACACAGATGTCAAAAGCTGAGACTAAGGTATCAGAAGATGACGAAGATGATACACTGTCCTACTTTGCTAAACTTGCTAATGATGACTAAAATCTAGAATCCTGAAACCTCTGCAAAGAACTGCTGGTAGATCGGCTTGTAGCTGGATTTATCAGCACAGGGGTATCAGTCGGACTTGTATTATTATTAGTAATATTATTAATGACAGGAGCTGTTGAAGCTGATTGTTGGGTTTGAACAGCTTCTGTCATACTTTCTACAGCAGCACCTGTGGGTAAAGGTGCAGGATTTATTTCTTCATATCCAGGTTTAACAACCCTTCTTCCTCTTGTTTCAGAGTATTTAGACCTTAAATCTTGTATCTCTTTATTCATCTCGTTAAACTCATCACTGTCCATCCAGTCCCAGCCGTTTTCGTCCAATCCTGCTTTTTGTTTGGCCAGTGTCGCATCTAGCATTGCCTTATAATTAGCACTTTCTTCTGTTTCATAATCTTCTATTACTGCAGCATGTCTTGTTACAGAGCCACCACCCGTAACAGTTTCACCTCCTGTTACTTGTGTGCTAGTTGTTCTTACTAAATTACCCTGAAGGCTACTTGGTACTCTACTTGTTTCTTCTCCAGTATCATCCCCCACTATTTTTTCACTTAGCGCATTAATTTCTTCCGTGAGAGCTGCCATTTGAGAATCTATATCACCAAACTTATAATCAGGATCCTGTGCCTGTGCTGCAACACGCTCACCTCTCTCCAACATTGCTTGTTCTTCTCCTTGTTTTTGCATACTCAATTCACTTCTTTGTGCCCGCAATTGACTCAATCTTATAGAATCTTCACTTGGTTCAAAGCGCGATGCCAGGTCAGCATGGCGTTTCTCTGCCCTTGCCCTTGCTGATACTAGCGAATCTGGAGAAGAAGGTATTTCTCCTGACTTAATTTTTTCAAGGTGTTGGTCCATTGCCGCTTGAGTAAATTCTTGTGGGGTCGCATCTTCAGGAACATCTACCTGGAAAGGTTTAAATTCAGGTTCTACTGCTGGCTCTACTGCTGGCTCTACTGCTGGCTCTACTGGCGCTGGAGTCTCTATAGTCTCAGCAGCAACTTCTTCTTGCATTGCTGCCTGTGCTGCTATTTCTTCTGGGTCACTACCAAATAAACCGAAACTAGCACCACTTAAAAAACCACTTCCTGCGTTTTTAAATTTAGAACCAAGTGAAGCATTTGGGTCAGCATTGAATCCTTTAAAAGCATTATATGCTCCCAGGCCTAAACCTACTGCACCTACTGCTGCACCAACAGGACCTGCGAATCTAGCTGCTCTAAGTCCAAACTTGCCAGTTTTTTTCAACAAGTTGCCTAGTTTACCTGGCTTCTTGGTTTTAGGTTGAGCGTCAGGTTTAGTGCCGTTTCTTTTTGCCGCTCTTTCTTCTCTTAATTCTTTTGCTCTGTTGTCTCTGGCAGATTGTTCTTCCGGAGTTCTTTGGTTTCGGGGAGTTCTGGAAGAGGGCCCTGGGCGCCCTGGTCGAGGAGTTGGGGAGCCTGGTAGACCCATCATACTTCCGCCAACAGGTTTTTCTCTTATATCTTTTAAAACATCTAAAATATCTTCTAGTAATTCTGTTTGTTGTTTTGCAGGAGATTCCCTGTCTGTTACTTTTCTTTCTTTGCCCCCTGATGAGAGTCCCATTGCATCAGTAGCACTTTTTAATCCGTCTGATCCTGAATTTAATTTGTTAAACCGTCTCTGAGCGGCTGCTATTCTTCCCGTTCTAGTTTGACCTAATCCAAAAAATCCTCGTTCGCCTGCTGAACCTCTTTCAAACTGATTTGTGAGTCCTTGTTTTATTGCAGTAGCAGTTCCTGATAAGAATCCGCCTTTAGACTGAGCCAGTCCTTTTATTTTGTCAGGAATACTAAATATTCCTGTTCCTGAAAAACTTGTATCTGCATCTTGTACTTTTTCTGAGTTTCTTATAAAAGCATCACTTTCTTTTATTCTGCTTTTATAACTCCCATCACTTTTGGATAGTACCTTGACATAATTTTCAAAGTTTTTTCTATCACTATCCGTCATTTCTTTTGCAGCTTCTGAAAAAGCTTCAGTATTTTTAGATAACTGAGTAGCAAATTTTCTGAGGCTTTCACTTATTGCTTTGTTTTGAGGATCCAAAGCGCTTTTGATATTTTTTACCAGTTCCTGCGAGGATTCCTTATCAAATTGGCCTTTTTCATTGCGCAGATTGCTGGCTCCAAAGTTTGGATCTGATAAGTTTCTACCTTCTACTGTAATCATTTTTTCCTCTATTTTTGCTTAGCTTTTTCAGCTTTTTTCTTTAAATGAGTTACTAGCATTCCTATGTAAACTTCTCTTTCCCAGGGCATCATGTTCTCAATTTCAGTTAAGCTCCAATGATGCTCTTGTATTAATAAAAAATTCGTTTTATAATAGTTTTCAATCGAATCCTGAGAAAGAGTTAACCGAAAAAATGCTCGTACCCATTTATTAAAATGTAATTATTCTTATCACATTTTTTACATTTGTATGTTAATTCGTGTCCCAAGTAAGGCATACTATCAAAAAATTCAGCTGCTTCTTGTATTACCTTTACTGGCAAACTTTCAATAAAGACATCTAATGCTTCTATTGATTCATCTTTTGGATTTATAGTTTCTTCACCATTATTAATTGATTCTAAACAGGATCTTATAACTTCAACATCATCCATATCGGATATACTATCTTGATCTATACACCTAGGATATTTCAATACAATGCTTACTTCATCACTTATTTTAATTTCTTTGGTGTCAGTTGTCATATTTCCTTCAATTTTAAACTCATTTACATTCAATTCGTATGGTATAACAGTATTACATTCACCACAAGTCAGTGAAAATGATTGTAGTTCTCCTACAGATCTTTTACGAATTTCTAAAAATGTCCATTGAAGTTGATACATTGCCATTTCCCTGGCATCAACATTCTCTAAACTACAATTATTTACAACCTGTATACAGGCGTTTACCATTTCTTTGTGTTCGCCTGATTCAGCAGCCAGTGTCAATAACTTATCTTCTTTGACCAAAAAAGGTCTAAATGTTGTAACTTGATTCCTACCAGGTATAGTCACTTCAAAGGTAGGGCTCTCAATAATTGGTAGTGCCATTCTTATCTCCTAATTAAATTATTCACCACGTGAAATCGGGTCGAATCCTGGAATTCCAACAACGTCCGGACCCGGTTTATACTCACTTTTTATTCTATCTCTTAAATCATCCTTTGGTGAGGTTGTAACCTCATCATATATTCTTTCCCAGTATTTTGCAGCAAAGGAAACTGAAAGTCTCATAATGCCTGTATTACCCCAAGACATTGGTGTAAGGCTTATTAACTTGGGAACTGTTTCAAACAACTGATACTGTGCTCTTATATTATCCTGTCTGTCTAACACGTTGATAAGAATAGAACCTGTAACATCCTCATGAAATGCAACTTCTTTTGTGGTTCTATTAACTGTAGCGTCTATCCATTTTTCAAATAGTTTTCTTACTTGTAAATTTTGATTTTCAACAAAAGTAAAAACAGAGTCTTGTGTTAAAAACTCTACATTTTGATTTCTAAATTCTGTCCATGGCCCTATTTTTACAGGAAGATTTGTTGCAGATAATCCTGGAAGCTGTAACTCCTCACACATTACTGTTGCTCTGTATGCAGCACCGTACTCAAACAAATCACTGCTTGCAACTGCAGCGGGGAAATTAAAAGTTACCTCGAACCTATCAGATCTTGCTACTGATAATCCTTCTCTTACCTTAGAAATAAAATCATTTAATCCTGTATATGACTTAGCCATTTATTATCTCTCTGCTTTCTCTGTGTACTTGTTGTATTGATTTCTTCTCAAACTCATGTGTTGGTAAAAATATTGAAGCTCTCCAATGGGCAGGATCTATCTTTACAAATCTACTTTTTACTTGACTAAACAAATATCTTTTTACAGAAGGCTTTACGCCTGGAAATCTGCCAAAGTTTTTCAATATACTCCAACTAACTTCTATTTTACTTTTTTCGGTCAATTCTTTATCAGTAAAGTTTAACAATGTTCCTAATAATTGTGCTCTCATTCCGTATGGTAAATAGTGAAAATTGATTCCCACAAATCCGCCTGTCATATTATCAAACGGCAAACATAAGGGAAACTTGTCGTAATAAGGTAGTGTTTCTTTGAACTTAGGATCATACTGAAACATATACATATTACCAGGTTCTAGTTTGGTTGTGAACTCACCTATGTCAGTGCGAGATACTTCAGCAAAGGTATTAATGCCGTTAGCCATTTTACGAACAGCATCTTGGTACCATCTGAATGAACGGTCTTGTTCGCCTGCTTCAGCTCTTATGTTTTGAAATGGATTAGCCATACCATTATTTATAATGGTTTTATAGGTTCAACTCTTTTTCTGTAATAATTTTAAATTTCCAATTACGGTCTTTACAGAATTCTTCAGCTGCTTCCCACTTGGCTAAATTGACACCCCATTGTTTTACTTCTTGTATGAACCTCTTTGTTCTTCTCTTAGGAATTTTAGGTTCTTGTGTAAAACGATGGGGCTTGACTTCTACAAGATACATTTCAGCATCATTGTTATTAACTACTTTGACGTAGAAATCCACAAAGTATCTATGGTATCTATTGTCTAAAGGCGAGCGATAGGGTATTACTATTTCTTCACTTCCCCATTCTTGTACAGAATCATTGAGATCACACCAATTCATAAATTTCAGCTCATAGCTTGAGCGATAAATAATATTAGATATATCACCTTTGTACTTAGCAGGATTACGAGGTTTAAACTTTCCTTGGTATAATTGTTTGGTATATGTCATAGGTGTTATAAATAAGTTAAAAACAATGGCCTAATATTTATATTACGGGATAACAAATGTCTACAATAAATCTAAGAGTCGGTAATGACACGCTAACTCACCAAGAGTTAGATGATAACTTTACCAATTTGAATAATGACAAGTATGAGTCTGGTGATAGTCCGACTTTTGCTACTATTACATCTACACGAATAAACTCTACTATTCGTGGCAAGATGCAAGCCCTCGGTACTATTAATGGCACCAACAATATTGACCTAGACTCAGGCGATATTGTAACTTGTACCATTGATGGTAACACCACATTTACTGTGTCTAATTTTATGACAGGCGCAGTAAACACCATTAGTTTTTATATTACCTGGTCAGCAGTTACTACTCCAACTATTACTTGGCCAAGTGGAGTTATATGGGACAGAGGAAATAACCCTACATTAAATACGAGTGGAAGCACACTAATCATGTTAGAAACATACGATCAAGGTTCTAACTGGATAGGCGTACAATCCTGGCGTTCTTACGCATAAGGAATAATTATGTTAAGAAGATGGTTGTTAAAAGCTGCAGGTAAAAATACCTCAACGGAAACGTATTTCAATACGCTAACTACTACCAGTTGGAATACTACCACCACTGATACTACTTATTGGGCAACCCTTACAACAACTAGCTGGGTTACACAAACCCCCTCTATAACACCGTATCAAACAACCAGAATTACCCCCACAACAACTACATGGAATACGGGTGCTACGACATCTAGAAATACAAACACTAGTACGTCTACTACAACTAGTTACACAACATATTGGTTCCCTGAGTTTAACACTACGACCACTTACAATACTTCATCCACTGTATACGTACCCGGTTCACGAAACACTACGACCACTTACTATACGTCAGGGTCAACTTTAACTGAAAGCTGCTATACTGTAGCAACAAGCGGTACCAGTTCCACCTGCCGCATCACCAACGGTACTACAACATATTCTGGTATTTCGGGAGGTTATGTAGAGGCAACCGGGAACTGTGTATCTGACGGGTATTCTGTTGTTAAAGCTGGTGGGTACGAAAGTTGTTCTGTTTATGGGTGTAGCCTTACTGGTTCTCTTTCAACAACATTTAGTACGAGTGTTACTACTACATTTACTACCTTATACTACAATAACGGTGGGGGCACCAACGATCCAACTAATGGACAAGGTACTTGTATTCAATCAGGTACTTGGTGTGCCTCACTTGGTTGCCAAGAGTCCGGTGAAGGATGTGGCTCCGGTGAGGCCCAACTTCCATGTTGTATTATTTACCAAGTAAATACATCAGGAACAGTCTCGCAGAACACTTCTTGTACCTATAGGGAATATTATACCTGTTCTTATGATTGCCCGGTGTCTTATCAGACTTGCTACGACACGCCGATAACTTTCAATACTACTGTTTGTGGTTATGTAAACACAACAACGACTTACCTGACAAGTCACCCAACCACCACAGACATTTCAGTTTCTAGTGTTACCACTTTCATAACTAGCAATGCTACACTAACACAGACTACGGTACAAACTAGTAGGGGAACCAGTCATCAGACTACTACAACATTTGCTACTAGCACTTCTTGGGTTACAAATGGAGTACAAACTTCAAGAGCAA